CATAGTTCAAAATAAAATGCTCTGCAAAATACCTACTTGGGAACGGCCCAAACGTGCAGCGCGACTTATCACCTGAGTGTGTGCACCACACAACGTATTCTAGTTCTTCTTCGTCGCTCATTTGACCTCCTTCATGTCTATGGTGTTGTCATCCATACCCCATCGATAAGCTAGGGTGTTGTTTATCTTTGCGTAGTGTTTCCGCACCTCGCGCAAGAACGATGAAGTGTTTTCGTTTTGGTCCCTTAGTTTCGTGTACTCCTCGTCCGTTGCCATGAAGCGTAGCTGCTGTAAGACATTGGCCCGTGTAACTTCTTGTGGCGTTTGTCCGTGTTTATTTTTCATTGTTCTCCCTTACCTGTTGTGTTCTCAAAAAACGATTTCATCCGTAAGCCTCAGAGATACCGAAAATAGTTTTTCGTAAAAACGTCCACCTAACTTGTTATTACCTTTACCTTTAGTTGGGCGCGAAACGTACCTACCCTAACTTTGTACCGTATCCCCAAAGTCAAACTCTAATTGTATTGGGGCTGCATCAATAAGCTCGATTATGTCGTTCATATTGCCCTCGTTAACTATTAAAGCGATTCCCCCACTATTCGTAATTTCAATAAGATTCTTTAACTGCAGCGGTGTTGCTTTGTTCTTACCAGCTTTGCACTCAATGGCAAAAAACTTACTATCAAAACACCCTACAATATCTGGCACACCACTCTTTCCATACCCACCTGTGGCTGGAAAGAAGTAATACGCACCTATTGATTTAAGATGTTTTGTTACGACTCGTTTTACTTTTGCTTCCGGTGTCATACTTTTCCTTTAATAGTTTCTCAATACGTAACATGACTTCGAGCATACTTCGTTGTGTTTCAAACAAGCTCTCGAAATCTTCTTCGTCCAATTCAAAAATTACTCTGCCCATGTGATCTCCTGATAACAGTTCCCATAACACATCACCCGAATACCCAAAACGTATTTGGCTGAACGTGATAACCCACGCTCTCCAGTTGTGGGCTTCCAGCTTCAAGCACCATTAGAACAGCTAACTTGTCCTGCATCCACTGGGGCAGACGCATCACGCTATCATAGTATGTCTCTTTTAGTTCAGAGTCCACACATTCCATACCAACACACGTCACACTGCAATAACCAGCATCGGTTAATATGTTAACGTAATACATGGGTCCATCATGTAGTGGCTTACTCATGGACATAATACATGTCGTCACGAAACTTGTAGCCCAGTTGCTGCACGTACTGATCATCATTCAGAATCGATAACGAGGTGATCTTGTCTATCAAAGACTGAGGGACAGTACCAAGATCTTGGTATAACAAGTTAGGTTGTGCGTGTAGTGTCTTAGGGTCATCTATGTTCACACTGATAGTGCGAAGATGGTCTTTCTTCACATGCACAAAGCTTGCTATTCCTTCTGGTGTGCTTGATATCGGCCTACGTTCTTCCGCATAGTTGTGATCTGCCAACGCAAACACACGAGCTATCTTTTCACGTAACACCTTATCAGTAGGACCACCAGAATCCATAAATTCTTTCAACGCTACCATCGCTGGCGCATCGAAGAATGATGGACCTCTAACGCTGGAGTTGGGCATAATCTCATTGACCGCCTCTGACACTTCCTCTCGCCTTTTGCGTGACGCATTACTCAAGTGTTGTCTTAGAGCACCTACACGAGCCAAAGCTAATTCGCCCATAGTGAAAGGGTGTAACACTTTAAGAGCTTTGCGTATGATTATGTCCATACGATAACTCTTAAACGTGTTGTTACCTTCTTTGTTGTTGAGGGCCAAACGCGAAGACACATAGTAGTTACCTTGATCCCAGTGTATGTAGCCCATCGGGACAGGTTCATCTTCATCGTATACCCACCACTCAGACTTCGCTCCGTTTGGGTCCAACCCAAACTTTACATCTCGTGTGCCTAACCTACCGTCGAGGGCAGCTTTGAGTGCTAGTGGATATTCTGTATCAGCGAACTTAAACCTAGCCTTATCTTCGGTTAAAGGCTCCAGACTAGATACCGCTGGAAGCCATTGATCCCTTTGAGGGCCAAGCATTTCTAGCCAAGATGTTGCATAACCACCCATTACTTTTTCTCCTGTTCTGTTCGTAAACCACACGCTGTATTGATCCAGCTATTGTACTTAGCACGTAACTTCTTTAGGTCTTCACCACTAGAAACGTCTCGCATACCTGACCTTGCAGCAAACAAAGACAGCAGAGGTAAGCGCATCTCATGGCCGTCATCCATGATGACCATAGTCACTTTGTCGTGCTCATACTTTATCCTATTATGCCACGGTTGGGTATGTATTATACCGTTATTTGTGAGTTCTTTACGTACCCGCTCATTGTACTCTGGATTATCTACTGGTAGTACGTTACCTAGTGAGCAGCCCCACTGGTAAAACTTCTCCATGTGCTCACGGAGATATTCTTTGCGCCACTTGTCCACGCCATAGTGCGGAGCTTGTTGATCGCCACCACTCACTAACTCGAATGTCTTGCAAACCCATCTGCGGCCCATGTTCATAGTGTCGAGATCATCTAGCTCTCTTACCACTCTGTAAGTCAAAGCCCCATCTGCTCCAGTGCGAGGTAGGTATCTGTAGTCCCAATCGAGTAACTCGTTCTTATCAGTTGGATAGGTACGCACATGACCTATAAAGTCATACTTACCCTTGGTGCGAACAAGTAAACCCCACGGTAGCACATGGTGTAACACGTTTAGATACACTTGGCTTTGATCACGAGAATCCGTATCCCTGTTGTACACCGTGATATATTCTTCATGGTGTTTTCGGTCTAGATACCTTTTCTCCCACTTGATAAGCGTACGGATACCATAACCGTCACCACCGTTTATCACATACTCGTCATCATGCACCTTAGCTACATTGATGTGCGTATGCCTACGTTTAAGCCAGCGGTTGTGTGTAGACCCCACTGGACGGATATCATCTTCTAACGTGTATCCCCCTGTCCTACTCACATACGGCTTTGTGTTTGCATAGTGCTGTTCAACATCTCTAAACCTGTTAAACCCATACTGCCAGTGCTTCGAGATAAACGGCTTGCTTAACACTATGTGAGTTAGTGCTACTGCCTTGCTGATATACTCTTCGTTCTCAATCGCTTTCATAAAACCCCCTTACAAGTTTTGTTCTTTTATGTGGACTGTCTTACCGACAGTTGGTGTGACATGTTTGTTATTGATGATGCACCAGAGCGTTGGGCAATCCCACGTACCCCAATCACCGAACACATCGCCATCGGTGAGTATCACCGCAGCTTGTGGTTTGATACCGTGTTCTTTCATGTACTGTGGCACACACTCAACATCAGTACCCCCACCGTCCACCGGCTTGGTAGATTTAGTGAGTGAGTCTATGTTGGTCTGATCGTATGACTCGTCACCCTCTACCCTCGTACCCCAGTATAGTAAGCGTATCTTTTCTGGCTTGACCGTATCGCAGATACTTTTAACTTCTGATAGGAACGTGGTCAGTGTGCTTTGGCCGATAGACCATGACGTATCGACAGCAATCACTAGCTCGTCAACACGTTCTGATATGGATGTCGGCATGTACACCCCAGCAGCCAGATGTCTACGGCTCGGACGCTTCCATGTTGAGAAGTCTCTGCCTTTACACGTTGATTGAATGAACTCCTGTAGCACCTCGCGCCAGTTGATCTGAGGGGTTAGTAGCTCCTCGAACAGACGGTTGCCACCACCAAACGCCTTACCAGCAACAAGCGCACCCTGACGTATCGCCTCGTCTACCTGACGTG